CATACGGAATAAGTAAAAGAACTGAATACATGGAAAGTCTTTTGGCTGACATGAGGACTAAAGAATTAAATGCTTTTACAAAACAAGCTTTTGGAGTTGATATAGCAAACTTCCCAGAAGAAAAACTACCCGATTCAGAAGAAGAGCTTGCATTACACATGCAGCTAACTTACAAACAAGCAATAGAGATAGCAGAAGAACAAGCTATAAATGTTTTGTTTGAATCTAACAAATATGAACTTACAAAGAAAAGATTTTACTATGATCTTACTGTACTAGGTATTGGTTGTGTAAAAAATACTTTTACGGAATCTCAAGGAATTAAAGTTGAATATGTAGATCCTGCACATTTAGTATATTCTTATACTGAATCCCCTAATTTTGAAGACATATATTATGTTGGAGAAATAAAGACTATACCAATAAACGAACTAAAGATAGAGTTTCCAAACTTAACTGAGGAAGATTTAGATGAAATATCTAAACAACCCAATAATAGTTCAGCAAAAAACAATAGATCTTCATACGATGAAAGCGACAACAATCAGATAGATGTCTTATATTTTAATTATAAGACATACATGAATGAGGTTTATAAAATAAAAGAAACTGCAACAGGTGCATCAAAGATTTTAGTTAAAGATGACACCTTTAACCCACCTGTAGAAGTATTAGACTCTAACTTTGAAAAAATATCTAGATCTATTGAAGTTTTATATGAAGGGGTGTTAATAGTAGGTACTAAGACACTATTAAAATGGGAGATGGCAACAAATATGATGCGACCTAAAAGTGATAGTTCTAAAGTTAAAATGAATTATGCTATTGTTGCACCTAGAATTTACAAAGGAAGAATAGAATCTTTAGTTAGTAGAATAACTGGGTTTGCTGACATGATACAGTTAACTCATCTTAAACTTCAACAAGTAATGTCAAGGATGGTTCCTGATGGAGTTTATTTAGATGCTGATGGTATTGCTGAAGTTGATCTTGGTAATGGGACTAATTATAATCCACAGGAAGCACTTAACATGTTCTTTCAAACTGGTAGTATAGTTGGTAGATCTCTAACCTCTGATGGGGATATGAACCCCGGTAAAGTTCCAATACAAGAAATAGCAAGTGGTAGTGGTGGTGCTAAAATGCAAACATTAATAGCTAACTACAACTATTATATGCAAATGATAAGAGATGTTACTGGATTAAATGAAGCTAGAGATGGTAGTACACCAGATAAAAATGCTTTAGTAGGTGTTCAAAAGCTTGCAGCAGCAAACTCTAATACAGCCACTAGACACATACTTCAGTCTGGGTTATTTTTGACAGCAGAAACTGCTGAGTGTCTCTCCCTTAGAATATCAGATATACTTGAATATTCACCTACTAGAGAAGCTTTTATACAAAGTATAGGTGTTCATAATGTTGCTACACTAGATGAATTACAAAACTTACACATACATGACTTTGGTATATTTTTAGAATTAGAACCAGATGAAGAAGAAAAAGCAAAGCTTGAAAACAATATACAAGCAGCTGTAGCACAACAAGGAATTGATCTTGAAGATGCAATAGATTTAAGACAAATAAAAAATGTAAAACTTGCTAATCAGCTTTTAAAAATAAAAAGAAGAAAGAAGTTTGAAAGAGATCAAATCGCACAACAACAAAACATTCAAGCTCAAGCAAACGCAAACGCTCAAGCACAACAAGTTGCTGCACAGGCTGAAGTACAAAAGCAACAATCACTTGTACAAATTAACAGTCAACTTGAACAATTAAAAGCTCAGTTAGAATCTCAAAAAATGGATCAAGAAACATTTGCTAAGAAAGAACTTATGCAATTAGAGTTTCAATATAATTTACAACTTAAACAGTTAGAAACTTCTGGTGTAAGAGGTAGAGAAAAAGAAAAAGAAGATCGTAAAGATAATAGAACTAAAATTCAAGCATCTCAACAATCTGAATTAATTGACCAAAGAAAAAAAGATAAACCACCTAAAAACTTTGAATCAATAGAAAATAATTTATTAGGTGACATAGTTTAAACAAAAAAACAAAAACAAAATGAGTATACATTTCGGAACAGGTTATGACTTTGGACAAAACGGATCTATATTTACAGATGCAGCTACGCAAGTAGTTCCACCAAGCGACCGTAAAATAATTGCAATACAGTTTTTAGCAGATACAACCTTTAGTGAGCTTTCTCCAGAAAATGGTACAGCTGGTATTTGTGTAGGTAATGCAGCTAACGAAAAAGGTGCAGGATCAACAGCTACACCAAACGGAACAGGTGCATCTGGTGGTGAAATAGTAGATTCATCTAATGTATTTCCAAAAGGTCTTTCAATATTTGGGAGATGGGATAGCTTTACTATAACAGCTGATGCTGATGGTGGTGTAATCGCTTATCTAGGATACTAATGCCGGGGTTAGGAATAAGTTTAGCTACCTTCCCACCTGCTGCTGCAGTAGCGATAGAGGATTATGTATGGAGTATTAGTGGTAGTGATCTAACCCCAATACCTAGTATAGCTTATGACTTTAGTGATTCATGGGATGTGAGTAGTACGGAGTTAACACCTGCGGTATCACCCGGTGAAGAAGGGTATTGGACTGTAGATGGGAACGGAGATTTAACACCTAAATAGTAAAACATGGCAACAAAGAACATAGTACCTAACGATGATGGTGAAGGACAATTAGGGACATCAAGCAAGTCTTGGGCACAGGGTCATATAGACTCAATAACAGGAACTATTTCAACTGCTGCACAAGGTAGCATTACATCACTAGGAACACTGACAGCATTAACAGTTACTGGCAATGTAGGTGTTGGAGGTTCAGCTTCATCTAAGTTAAATGTAATAGATAGTGCTAGTGGAGCATCTATAAAAATAAGCGGTGCAGTAACTGATGCAAGTGTAGCTTATTATGGCTTTATGCAAGATAGTACAGATTTACAAGGCACTACTCAAGTAAATATGTTTTACTCAGGTGGTGCTATTAAAGCAAGTACAACTATTGCAGATTTTGCAAGTTTTCGTATTGATGCACCATCATTAAGTGCTTCTGGTTCTGCAATAACAAATAATTACGGTATTTATCAAGCTAGTTCTGCACAAAAAAATTATTTCGGTGGTAATATAATTTTAGCAAACGATGGCACGATTGGTAGTGCTGGTACAGCTAATGCTATATCAATAACAAGTAGTGGTGAAGTAGAATTTACAGGAGCTAATCATATTTCAGGTGCATCTTCATTTAGAGCACAAGCAAAAGGAGGTACTTTATTTTTAGATACTTCAGCAGATGCTCAAATAAGAACAAACGGAACTACAACAGCATTGACTTTAAATGCTAGTCAAAATGCAACTTTTGCAAGTAATGTAATAATTGGTAGTCAAGCTTTTCCTGCTTTTCATAGTAACAGAGATGTTTTGTTGCTTGGACAAAGAAGCAATCTTCATGCAATAGATAGTAGTGGTAATGTTTATTTAAATAATAATATTTATGTAGATAGTTCTGGTAATGATAAATCTGTAGTTGCAGGAGGAGCAGCACAAATTAGATTAGCAGATAATGAAATATTAATGTATACTTCAAATGTTGCTTCTG